AAACAGAGGAAGATTTGATTACACAATGGATGTGTAGGTATAGAAAACCCGAAATGAATGAACAGTTAATGAGAGGAAAGGAGGATTTGCCATGGGAGCTTTGGCGCAGTTTGCAAAATTATTTTTCACTAGTGTTGGGTTGCAATACTTATTGCAACTTATTAAACCTAAGTCAAAGAGAAAATAGTGAAAAGTTAAAGAAAAAATTGTTAGATTATTATAATAATGTTGTTAAAAATAGATTAGTATAGGAGAAAATATGCCATTTAGAGTAATACAAAAATTTAAACAAGCTGTATGTGTTCCAGTTTTAAATGAAAAACAAGTTGAATTGGAATCTGGTCAGATTGTTAATAAAAGTGAAGATATGTGTCAAGTAAAATTGCCTGAAGCAGAGTTATTTGATATAAAGAATGTATTGGAAGCTGGAATTGAATTAGAAGAAGTAAATTCTACAATTTTAGGTTCTAAACAAATAGATGCGAATAAGGTTATTCGTAAGTATACAAAAAGAAAAGAAAATAAAGAAAATAAAGGAGAAAATGAATAATGAAAAGTAATAAACAAGGTAAAATTCGTGTTCCTAAGTCTGGTTATAAGCGTTCCAAATTTAATTGGAGTCACGATGTAAATACTACTTTTAGTTGGGGTGAAATTCAGCCAACTCAGTGTAAGATGTTGATTCCTGGTTCAAAGACTACTATGTCTACTCAGAGTTTGATTCGTCTTGCCCCTATGGTTGTTCCTACTTTTGGTAGAGTAAAATATAAGACATATAATCAGTTCGTATCTATGGCTGAAATTATGCCTAATTTTGATGCTATGATGGCTCAAGAGCCAGTATCTACTTCTTATGGTACACAAGTTCCTAAGGAATTGCCTACAGTAGCTCTTGGTGTATTGAGTTCTTGGGTACTTCAAGGTTGTCGTGGTACATTGTATTTTGGTCGTGCTGGTACTTCTAGTGATGATTATGATGTAGTTTATTCTACTTATTATCGTCAGACCCCAGAATCTGTTAATAGTTCTTGGAATACAGCTTTTAGTGCATTACAGACTGCTTTGCCTAATTTGTTCCAGTTCAGTTCAGACCCATTTAATAGTGCGGCTAATGGTATTTTGCCAAATATAGATGAATCTGTTACTATAAATCTTGGTATGATAGATTCTACTACTTTTGGACATGTATTTGCGGCTGATAAAGCTACTACAGTTATGGGTATTAAAACTTATCAGGATATGTGCCCTGTAGACCCTGCTTATGTTCCAGGTGGTGTAAATCCAGTTCCAGTTAAGGATTATCAGAAGGAAGTTACATTTGAAAGTGCAGACTATGTTCTTGAAGGTAAGTATACTCCTGCTGGTTCTACAGAAGAGATGTATTTTGCTTTGGCAGTTGAACTTTCCGATTTTGGTAAGAGATTGCGTAAGGTAATTCAAGGATGTGGTTATCAGATTGACTTTACATCTACATCTCGTGTATCTATTCTTCCACTTATTGCACAGTATAAGGCTTATTTTGACATCTTTGGTCTTGAATTGTTTAAGTCTTGGGAAACCACTTATTGTTCTAAGATGATTAAGTGGATTGAAAATGAATTTAGAACTGTTATGGATGAGAATTTCTTGCGTTCAAGTAAGGAAAATTGTGCTGATGCTAATACAAATAATGCTAAGCTTGGTCTTGCATTTATGTTGTGTGAAATTGGTAATGAATTCTATACAGATGATATAGATTATGTTTCTGCTCATATTGACGCTTTGAGTGTATCTCCACAAGTTAATACTGAAGGATTCTTATCTGTTCGTGGTGATGGTTCTACACTTTATGATGATTTGAACATTGGTACTGCTTCTACTAAGGATGCTCAGACTGGTGTTTGGGAATCTTAGACTGTAAATGATGGATATGCTCGTGGTCCAGGTCTTAACCAAGAATCTCTTGGTGCTGTTAATTTCATCAACACAGTAAATCATACTCAGGTTGATGCAGAAATGCTTAAGAGATTGTATAAGTGGACAAATCGTAATACTATTCTTGGTCGTCGTATTGCTGAATTACTCCGTGCACAAGGTCTTGGAAAGTATGTTGATGAATGTAAGTCTAACTACATTGGTTCTACTGATACACTTGTTACTATTTCCGATGTTGTATCTACAGCTGCTACAGAAGGTGCAGCACTTGGTGAATATGGTGGTAAAGGACTTCAGTATACTGAAGGTCAGACATTAGTATTTGAAAATGATTCTTATGGTTATTGGGTAACTCTTGCTACTATTGTTCCAGAAGCTGGTTATACACAAGGTCTTGACCCAACTTTGACTGCTATTGACAAGATGAATCTTTATAACCCAGATTTTGATGCAGTTGGTATGGAAGCTACTCCTAAGGAAAATATAGTTGCGGCTAACTATATCGCTGGCCCTTATACTGGCCCTAAAGATACTTTTGGTTTTGTACCTCGTTATAGTAAGTTTAAGGTTGCTCAGAACTTAACTAATGGTGACTTTAATAGACGCTCACTCCGTAATACTTATATGCCATATACATTGGATAAACAGATTAACTGTAATGATTATGATATTGTTGCAGAATCTACGATTGAATCTCAGGCAGATTTTAAGACTAAGATGGTTAAGATTAACAAGTCTTATAGAACTGCTCAGTTACCTATTGCTGGTAATGTATGGCGTTATCCTACTAAGTATAATTGGCTCGGAAATTTTGATAGAATTTTCTTGAGAAATGGTATTAGGGATGACGATGAAGGTGCACCAACATTTGATTGGCTTAAGGAAGATGAACTTGTTGGATGGAGAGATTATAATGATGATAATTTCTTATCACATTCAATATATGAAGTTAATTCTTATGCACCAATGAAACCTATTGTTGAGTCTTATGGTATAGACGAAGATGACCCAATGATTGGTAATGGTTCAGACTTCGTTACTAAGGCTTAATACTTGTTTATTAAGGGTTGGTTGAGAAATCAGCCAACCTTTATTTTTTAATTTTAAATAATAAGGAGAAATTTTATATGGAAGCAAATCCAATTTTAGGTCTAGCTGGAAGTATGGCTACTACTTTTTTGAATAATAGAATGGCACAAGAAAATGCTAGTACATCTTATAATAGACAAAAAGAGTTGATGTCTATGCAGAATAGTATGAATATGACTAATGCTCAGAATATGCCAGGTGTTCAAGCTTTTGGTTTAAAGCAGGCTGGTTTTAATCCTGCTATGGTTCAAGGTGCTGGTACACAGACTGCTCCTACAGTATCACAAGGTAATGCAGATATGCCTCAGACTATTCCGTTTAATGCTCAGGATGCTCTTTTGTTTGCTCAGATGGAAAATGTTAAAGCACAGACTGAAAACATTGAAGCTGATACTAATAAGAAGAAGGCTGAAACAGAGGTTATTCCTACTGAAGGTGAGAAAAATTCTGCTCAAGCTCTTTTGTATGGTAAGCAAGCTGAACTTACAGAAGAACAAAAGAAGAAAGTTAAAGAAGAAGCTCAAAAGATTGCTAATGAAAATAAAAATTATACTGATGAAAATGAAAGACTTAAATCACTTGGTCAAGTAGTTGCTAAAGAATGGATTAAAAGTGATTGGTATGATAGATTACCAGAC